CAATTCAAGAAGATTGGATATTATACCAAATGATTCACATCTTTTATTATGTTGTAATAGTGGAACAGCATATTCAATTAAGTCAAAATTTAATAATGGTTCACCACCAAAGAAATCTAGATGATATGTATTATGTTGATAATATTTTAAAATTTTATTTAAATTATTAATAATTAATTTAAACGTATCAATTGTCATATCAGTTGGATTATTTTTCATATAACAGTAACTACAATTTAGGTTACATCTTTCTGTTATAACATTCTCGACAATAAACAACTATCATACTCCTTTCTTTATAGTTAACTAGTATATTAACTTTCGATTTCATTCTATACTTTAATATTTATGCTTTTATTTAAATTAATTTCTTCTTTAATAGCGGAAATAATACTATATTATTTCTATTAATAACTTATATAAAAAACCAAATCTGAATAATACATTTTATTTTTAATATATATATTTGATTTGTAAAAAAAGGCAGAATATAATTTTCTGCCTTTTATATATTTTATGATTATAATATATTATTATTTACCACTATTTCATATTTACAATTAGTTATTTTATAAAAAACTAAGCTAAAGCTTTCCATGCAGTCCATGTATAAGCTTCGCACTTCCTGATCCATGCGTTATTAATACCACCTTGTGTAGTTCCAAAATCAAAAAGTAATTGTACCACGAAAGAAGGATCATGTTGTATTACTATACAGTATTGCCAATAACCACTATCAGCCGGTTTATTTAACATATCAGTACCACGATAAAATCCAGTATCCAAAACCATATTCCAATCATATAACAAAGTAACATCTTCAGCTTTTGCTCCAGTTAGTGATGCAAGTTTTATTACATCATTATCCATTCGTACAACTTTTTTAACACCTGACGGATATATCTTTACACTTTGTCCTGTAGTAGAAGCTTTTACTGTTATAACAGAAGTACTATCATTAACTATAGTTATTATTCTTGGATTACTTGTCAACGATATATCCAAATTAATTTGTGATGCACCACTACCATAAGCTCTTATTGTACTACTCATATTTGTTTCTGGTAATTGAACATCACCATCTGCTACGTTAAATGCATAGTAGTCATTAACACCAACTTCACCACCAGTTTGATCCTCTACTTCTATCTGATCATACGAACTTTCGCCGGAATCCCCTTCTTCTTCTATTGTAAACACCGTATTATCATAGGTTCTAGCAAGTATTTCAATAGAATAATCCACTCCAATTGTCATTTCTTTTATTTGTACTATATGATGGATTCCATTTAAAGTTGTAATATCTAACACATCACCAGGTACTAAATGAAGCCATTTCGGACCAAGTTTGAAGCGATATTCACATGCACTATTCCATATTTGCATTAATATTCTATATGCCATTGTTCTTGCTACATTAGCATCAGTTGCAATTTGTGTATGCATAGTTAGCCTATTTTCATATTGATCAATAGATCTTGTAGCACTCTGAACTGCTGTCAAATAGCCCTTATTAATATCAAAATATTCTATATCAATAACTGTTGGAAGTTGATTTTTATTAGTCATAATAATTTTTATTGTTTCATTTTCCCCCTCTTCAACTCCTATATCCTGTCTTGGTATTACTATAATATTAGTTTGATTTTGTGGAAAGAACACTAATTTTTTACCGTATTGTCTCCATGATATACCAGCTATTTTACATATAGATGATATATCGTCCATAAAACTCTTTCCAGTGGTACAAAAACCATTAACCACACCATGTACATCTGTAACATCAAAATCATCATGTGTATATCCAGCTTCAAGGCATAAATCCGATATTATTTCACTAACATTTACTGGAATCGGAGAATAACCCGCTCCTGAATCTTGCCCTTTTTGTATAACTTCGAAATTAAAATTTGGTATTCGATTATCCCATCTTTCAAGATTTAAATTCTGAAATACTATATATACAATACCTCTATATGCCGGAGTAATTGCCCCCAAAGACATAAGTAAATTAGGTTCTTGTGTTTCTGTACCAAAATAAGCTGTCATCTGCTGAGATAATCTATTACTAGCAGATATTGTATTGTCATTTGCTCCTGGTCCTACGTGATATATCAATTTATTATTTGCCCATATTTTACGTATGGCCAATATTGGACCTCTGCAAATTGCTATAGCAAAAGAGCGTGTTTGTCCTTGTGGATTAGCTGACCAAATAATATTTCCTGGAAGTCTATAAGCACCCCATATCCGGGGTATAATATTACCATAACTACTTCCTGACATCCTTATATCCTGTGTTTGCAACCCAAATATATTTGTAGCGGTATCTTGACTAAGCCAAGCTTGATCTATATAGTGTCCACTAAATGCTACAAAATCAAACTCTTTAGAAGAATTCTTTAATTCTGTTAAAGTCGGTAATAAAATAGTAGCCATATTATTCTCTTCTAATCTATCTTAATTGAAATATTCCAATTAATTAATTTACCTTCTATTTTTATTATATCTTTCATATTATTATTCTCCTCACTATAATATTTTATCGATACCCGGCAAATGAGGCTGTCCTCTAAAATTATCAGAGTTTCCAAATTTATTTATACATGTGTTATATATCTTATTACAACCTTGATAAACATATATTTGATCACCAGTTTGAACAGTAGAAGGTAAAGATGAATAAAATTTTATATTGTTACCTGTTGAAATATCTATATCCCAAATAACACCGGCGTTATTTCCGGTTATAAATTCTACAATACCTTTACTATAATTATTACCAAGAGTTACTGAACAAACTATATTTTTAGAATCAATTACCCGCGTAATTTCACATTGTGTTCTATAATTGTTTTTATTTAATTTACACATTTCATCACAAAAATAAGCTTGACAAGTTGGTGCATATTTAAGATATGACTTTCTCAACAAAAAAGTTGACATTCCCTCAGTTTCTGCTATAAAAGATCCTGTATCAAACATTATTTTACCTAAATTCGTTCTTAATAAATGAACACCATCTTGTGACTCTCTATCTACAAGATATATATCAAGAATAGCATAATCATAAATACCTCTCATAATATCTTCATCTGTTATAGAATCATCACTTAAAAATCCTTGTATTTGAGAATTTTCAATATTTCCACCCATAGATAATTTGATAGCAGTTCGGGTAAAAGCTGAGCTAGGGGGATATATCTTACCATTAAATTTAATTGGTATATCACTGTCTGTACCAGATAAATGTTTACCTGATTTTGTAATTAAATCCCAACACATTGTTAGTTTCATTGTGTCTCCCCTCAAAGTATCACTTATTAAAAATGGTCGTAATTCATTAAGTGTTACTCGATGTGGTTGCCAACCATCTCTTTTTATCTGTGCTCCTGCCCATATGAATACCTCACCCATACCATAATCAAGTCCATCATTAGCCGCCTGTTCTATTCTTTTCCATAATAAACTTCCAGTCCAAGGTTCACGATTCAGCACAAAACCTGCGAAGTAATGAGTTAACTCTTTAGGATATCCTAATTCCTGCAATGTAAAATCATAAACTATATCATGCATAGGATCTCCGTCGGTTACCCAGTCGTAATCCTCTACTTGGAAGAAATCCAAGTTAGGATAAGCCCACCAATCGCGTGGGTATGAAGCGATTTGCATCATCTCTCCTACTCTATTGGGATCAATTACTGTTGGCGGGAAGAATAGAACGGTAAATTGAGCATCGGGATATCTACTTTTCACATGATCACGTAAGGTATGAGTGAATATACCTATCTGATCCCGTAGCCATTCCATAGCATGCCGATCAAAGCTTTGCTCCCACATCGAAGTATACACGGGTAGAGGATAACCGTTTTCTTGCTGAAATTTAGCCCTAGTCGATGCGTCATAAAAACACGGAGCCCCTATAGTCCCCCTATAGGATTGCATCCACCACCACGGCTCACCTAGTTGTATGATAACAGGTAAACCTGCTTCATGTTGCATGTCTGCAAGCTTCATAACATAACGTTTGTAGAAGTCTATTGCATCGGCATTACAAAAAGAGCAAAACTTAGTTGCGGGAGTCCACCCAGATAATGCTGCTGTTCCATTATGTTCTAACTGTCTCCATTCATGAGGTAACTCAACACTCTCCATAGATACTGATGCAACTACATCAAAACCATATTGTTTACTCGTACGAAAAAATGAATTTAACCAAGCTTCTGTAGCTTTATTTAATGGTTCATCTGTTTTTTGAATAAAAGAATAGTGATTGGGTTCATAAGGATCTAGTGGAAATCCAGGTTCTGGTTCTTTATCATAATAATGTGAAGCTCCGATATAGAGGTTAATTATATCACGAAAACCAAGCATATAGAAATGTTTAATATAACGTTCTGGGGTCACATTATATTCATCGTCATAACCATCGGCTAATCGATAAGGATGACTAGATTTTAATGTTTCATATCCTATATTTCTAGCTCCTGTAACATTCCAATTAGAAAATTTAACTTTAAAATAACTAGAAGTACCTGTAGGAGTAACATTACCACTCACATAACCACGTACTGGAAAAGTCCACGTAATTTTC